CGGACTTGTCAAAGATGTTAGAAGGACGAAGCACAATCTATACAACGAAGTGTTTTATTACAACCGATATCTCATTCACCAGATTAAAGATGGCGACAAACCATTCTGGAGCAATGAAGGAATACCACTACAATACTATTGGCACACACTACACGCGAGATCGCATGTTGTTGCACAAGACGAGGAGGATAAAATCCGAGCCGTATTTGGCGCACCATGGCTTATCTTACATGCAGAGCTGATGTTTGTTTGGCCTTTATATGCTACGTACCAGAACCACGAGGCACGATCCCCGATGCTATGGAACAGAGAAACATTGAGAGGCGGTGTGAAGAAGCTGATCAGAGAAGCGAACGACAAGAATCCGTTCAGAAGCACAGTATTGACTTGCGATTGGAAACAATTTGACAAGCGCTTGCTTTTCGAATTGATGAGAGTAGTTTTCTCGATCTGGAGATCATATTTTGACTTCACCTCATATGAGGAAACTTCTTTTTACCATGGATACCGAGCGAACACTAATCCCCAACGCATTGAACGCCTTTGGACTTGGATGTGCGAATCTATACTTCGAACACCAATCATGCTACCAAACGGAGCGACATTTCAATGGCAACGAAACGGATTTGGCTCAGGATTTATGATGACCCAATTGCTTGACTCTTTCGCTAACGCGATAATGCTACTGACATGTTTAGCAGCACTCGGAATCAAGATTGAGGAGGAACATTTTTGGATGCTAGTTCAAGGAGACGATTCGATCATCGCATTTTGCGAGGCCGTCTACGGACCAACATTCATGACCAGATTGGAAGACGCAGCGAAGTTTTACTTCAATGCTAAGCTGAATCTCAAGAAATCAAGAGTTTCAGGAACATTCCACGGCCACACTATCTTAGGATACATCATTGACAACCAGATGCCCTATAGATCAGACGAAGACCTACTCAGACACCTATTCTTCCCAGAATCAACGAAGAATAATTGGAACCGACAAATGACTGTATTCATCGGACTAACCTACGCATCATGCGGAAGGAATCCGAGATTCTACGAGTTTGCCAAGTACTGCTTTGAAAAGCTACGATCAAAAGGAGACGAACCTGCTACACGCTATCTATTTTGGATGCAACGAGCCGGAATCATCGATACCACTGACTTTGACGTCATTACTTTTCCAGACAGACTTGCCCTAGTTGGACAACTTTGGATGCCAAGTTCTCGATCAAGAGAACAAATTCAACGAATTTGGCCTACCGAAGAAGGACCACGAGGAAGATTTTACTTCTTTCACGACTAGACTATTTTGCTAGGATTTCTTTTATTATATTATTTTTAAGAAAAAAAAAAAAAAAAAAACA